ACATATCACTCAGACCTACAGCGTGGGGCAGATAGATATCCCAAGTATTTGTCATTTGTTATCTCCTTATATTTAAGCGAGTTTAGTTTTTGAGTCCCCGAAGGCGACACTACTAATTATAACACATACAAAAAAAGGAGGGGTGTTGATACCCCTCCAATATTAGTCGGTCATCAGTATAACCCACCCCATATTTCGATAATGATCAAGGTGTGCTTTACCCCAAGGTATGGTTAACCACACTGTGGACTTGTCAGGCTTTAGGAACAGGACGTTTACTATTCGGTCGCTCATTCTTCTTGTTTCTTTCTACCGATATTATACTTGCTTTCTAGAGTCCAGTCATCTTTGTCTTTGAATGACAACACTTTGATTTGATTGAGAGGAGCAACGTCCTCAATCTTCTCAGTGCTAACTACCTCTAGAAGACCCCAGTCGGATAGAAGTTGAATGATTCTATTACGTCTCTGCACATCATTCAAAGAAAGGTTTGTCTTCTTACCATCAAGAGCAAACAGTTCTTTAAAGTGTACGATGTAATACTTTCCTTGCTTATGCAGGATATGACATGATTGGTATAGTTTACGTTCTTTCCTAGATGCTACACCAATACGAGTTAAAGTCTCACGAATCTTTAAGAAATCGTCTGGTTGACCTAGGGCAACTTCAACCATATCAGATTGTTGCCACGAAATTTCAGTATCTGTCATTTTGTCCCGCCCTTGTTCAGTGCCTTTTTTATAAGTTCAAGTTGTTCAGTTGTAAGAATCCGAAGTGCTTCTAGAGATTTGGCGTGGTTATAACCATAATACTCTTTAATCAAATCAAGATGTTCTAACGTCTGTTTTTTAATCCAGGGAGAGAATCTCTTCCTAGGTTTCAAACTATTTATAAAAAAGTCATACTGCATCTTCTTGTCAAGAGTATGATACTTGTTCATCTCATTGGCAAAAAGGATGGTATCAAGATGATACGCCAGACATTTGTTAACAATAAAAGGAGGGTAGTCCTTCACAGCAGATGGATTCTCATCCATCACATTCTTTTTAGTCTGATTAATGCTGTTCAGGTATTCACGTAGTTCAGTTCTCATAGTTAGTCAGCACTAGTTCTTTACGACTTGCCTGGTCAGTGTTGTAAGAACCTACACTCCTCATGGTGTAGGTGTGTGCGAATTCTGCTGCTTGCCACCCCTCAAACCTCTCACGAATAAGTTGAGACGAATTATAAGATATGAGTTGAGGACCAATAAAGCGGTCACACTTGATAGCAAAATGATCGTGGTTGAATCCGTTATGCATACTCCCTCTCTTTCCGTAGAGATTACTTCCAATCTCATAAGGGGGGTCGAGGTAAGTGAATGTTTGCTTGTTATCGCTAAGGAGTTGTTCATAACCAAGGTTTGTAATTTTCCAATCTGCAATTAGTTCTCCGTAGGCAGGGAGGTTATCGATGCCTCGCATTGACCAGTTGGATTCGCTTGCTTGTTTGCTGAATGAGGAACTTTCAGTAAGACCACTGAAACTGCACTTATTAAGAATATAAAAAGCAACAGCTCGATCCGTGTTATTTTTTGTTCTGTCATTTACAACGTCCTTACATTCAGTAAACAAAATTTTGGCAGACACTGGTTCTGGGTGACGATACTTAAGTTGCACCAGAATGTCTCTTAGTGATCTGCCGTCATCTCTAACCTCACACCAGAAGTTGTATAGAGGTTCGTACAGATCGTTGACCCAGATCTGAAGGTGAGGATACCGTTTGGTCACCTCCAGTGCTACAGATCCACCACCCAGAAAAGGTTCATGATAGTGGGTGTATTCTTTCAGATCAGGAATGTACTGAAATAGTTTGGAGATGGCACGACTCTTCCCCCCTGGATATCGAAGGGGAGTCTTCAGTTTCGGGTACTTCATAGTCTGAATCATGATAAAGTGTGTGAATTTCTTTTGCGTAAACATGTTCGAGAATTGCTGTTATGGTAGCACTGTTGACGACATGTTTTTCATAAACATAATCCCAATCAAATACTCCAAGCATTCTACGTTGAACATCAATAAGTAAAAGATGCTCAAATGTTTGTGAATAGTGAAAAATGGTATTCCTTTTAAAATTTTTTAGAGTGATAGCAGGAGTCTTATCACACTTAAAGGCATCTTTAACCTGCTTGAGTTCGTACTTGATCCCTTTCTTGTCAGTAAAATCAAATCCTTTTCCATCAGCCCATATGAGTTTACCTCGCAAAACTTTTTCAAGTGCCTTCTCAATTTTCCAAGAACGCCATCCATAGCATTCACTAGGCATCTTCTCACGATAGAACTGGTCGAATATCTTATCACATTCGTCCCAGAATAAAGTCAACTCATGCTTCGTCAGTTGAATCATAATCAGGTTCGTGGTATTTAAGGAATTCCCAAAAGATGTGTTTCATTTCCCTTTGCGTCATACCACAGTGGGCAGCAGCAGCAGGAAGGTTCATCGTAGCACGAAACAATGCTTCGTTTGCTTCGTTTACGTTTTGTGGTGTGGTCTTAACTCTAGTCATAAGAATCTAACTTCATTCACATACCCTGCTTCTAGAGCAGTCTCGATCATTCGATCAGAATAACTGCCTGGTTTTGGAGGAGCAGAAAAGTATATCACATAAAAAGCATCAGGATGCTTGACCTTCAACAATGCACCGTTAGCAATTGCTTTCTTTACATTGTCTGTACGTTCTGCACCTGGACGCTTCTTACCACCTTTCTTACCACCCTTTGCTTCAACCCACTCGGTTTTGTTTGGGTAGTCTGCAATGTAATCCAGTTCAATACCAATGTCTTTGACATTGAAATCTTTACCTACGATCGTTGCTTGCCTGGTCTTCAGATCCTGCTCTACAAGATCTTCAAACTCATTACCAGACTTTTTACTTTCGGATTGGAAGTTTCTAATAATCATCGGAATTCACAGTTCATCATGATTTCAGTTAGACATGCCAACAGGTTGATCTCCTGGTCGGCAACGAAAGCAATCTGATACTGATACTTTGCCAGGACCAGGACTGCCTCAGGGATAGAACTTGGTTTCAAGTTCTCATAGAGAAGATCATAGATCTTTCTCATCACAATATTAGGATCGTTGTTGATATTCTCAACGACCCACTTCTTGACATTAGTGAACTCTTTATTCTTCAGCGAACTAAGAAGAACGTCCAGAGTAATGTCAGCGACATCCACAAGGATAGCAGAATTGATACTTCCAGTAGCCGCATAACGCTGGCACTCGTTAATAAGACGACGCCAATCAGGATAATAACGCTTAGTAAGTTTGGCGAGAACCTTATCTTCATAATCAATCTCCTCTCCATCTAGAATAGTTTTCAGACGAGTGTAGAACTGAAGCTGCAAACCAGTCGCCTGGTCTGGTTTGATACGAAAATCCACGACCGTGCAGCGTGAGTGCAGCGGTTCGATGATCTTGTTTACGAAGTTGCAGGTGAAGATAAAACGACAGTTGCTGTGGTACTCCTCTACTGCCGCTCTAAGGGACAGTTGCACGTCGTTGGTGGTATTGTCTGCCTCGTCAATAATAACGACCTTGTGGGCGGCACCAGAGGTCAATGAGACGGTTGTAGCAAACTGCCTGACACGATTCCTCACGGTATCCAGAAAACGTCCCTCGTCAGACCCGTTGATAACAATGTAAGACGCACCCAGTTGCTCGCACATTGCTTTGGCAACAGTGGTCTTTCCTACACCAGCAGTGCCGCTAAGCAGGAGGTTGGGAATCTCTCCCTGCTCAAGAAATCCATTGAAGGCATTTTTGATGTGTGCAGGAAGAATACAGTCATCAATCGTTTTAGGACGATACTGTTCAACCCAAAGAAAATCTTTCATAGTACACCCAAATTAGCATTGATCAAAATTCGATTCCGATGCCTCATGGGAGAATGCCCAGTGTGGAAACGATCACCATCAAAAACAACTATACGATTTTTCCTAGGAGTAATAGCTTCAGCAATCGTATACTCCTCAGATTCTCGACGTTCGTTAAAGATGAGAGTATCACCATCAGAATCATTTACATAATAAATACACGTCAGGTTTGGAGCCTGTAGATCCGTGTGTGGCATATGTCTATGCCCATTAGGATTATAAACTGTCATATCAAGTCTACACCTCAAAAGAGATGAAGAATCGAACTCATCAAACAGTTTATGAATAAAAGGAAGTACGTAATTGGCGTAAGGACTTTCAACCATACCACCATTGTAACTACATACGTTATAAGCAAAAGAAAAAGTAGGTTCGGTTCCACTTTTTATCTTGTTACTAGGCAGACCTTTTGCAGTGGAGTCTGACATATAGAACCATTGCTGATCGTGAGATCCAATCCTGTTCTCCAAAAAATCTGCGTAACTTTTATCCAGAAAATTATCAATAATATGAATTCTCATGGTTCAAGAGCAATATAGTACATAAGATCAATAGAAGTGTTTCTCCACTCAGTAATCAAATGCTTGGAGATCTTGACTCGATAGTCACCATGCATGAGACGGATGTTCTCCATCTTCATAAACACTTCGTATTCTCCAGTACACTGACCTTGAACGGTCACAGAGAATGTATTGCTAGTCTCGTTCTCTTTGTCGATAAGACTAAGAGTCACGACACCATCAGCGTCAGACTGAAACTTGACATCATTGATATCGTACACAGCAGATGCTTTCTGCATTGCAAGGATATCTTCCTGAGTCAATGAGAACTCCATGTCAGCACCAGGGAAACGAACATCTTTCTCAGGTGCTGCCTTCAAAGTAATCTCTGGATTAGAGAAGTAATACTTTGCACTGCGACTACCAGATTTAATAGTCACATACTCATTGTTGCTGAATACAAGAACAGGATTAACAAAAAGAGATACACCAGTAAGGAACTGGTTGAGATCATAGATCCCAAAAGATTGTGGGAACGATTCCACAGCATTGAACTGGGCGACCACGTTCTCACCAACACTAATGGTCTTCAATTTGTTACCTTCACGGATCAAGATTGAACTATTGATGGTGGAGAAATTCTTCAACACCGACATAGTTTCAGGTGAAATAGTAACGTTGCTCATCGATTATAAGGTTCAGTGTTAGAGGGTTTGTAATGGTCGTCAAAGTGGAGCAGGAGCATGGCGTAGTGAATGACCTTCATAAGGTCTTTCTTGTTCTTGCCATCCTTTGATCCATAGCGACTGCCATACTTGAGGATGTTTGCCTGACAAAATGCAGAAGCAAGATCCTTTGCTGCCATCAGATCAATAGTCTGGATATCTCGGAATCCAGGTTCTGCGGCAGTATAGTGACTACGGTAAGTGCTGCTTACATAGTCACGAATGTCTTTTAGAATTTCTTGTTCATCATAACGAAATTGGTGATTAGTCACTGATTCTTCACTCATACTTTAGTCTTCCCAAATATGTTGGAGGTCATCATGATAGCACTCTTTGATCGTGCCGTCAAGTCTTCGGACAAACAGTTTCATGTTATGTCCACCGATAATGCGAACAGTCTCGCCGTTGTTCAACATAGCGAGACTGCCAACATAACCATGAAACTCAAGCTTCGATTTCTTTTGCTTTGTCATCGATTGCTTCGTAGAAGGACATGAAAGATTCTTTTGTTTCATCATCAAAACGGTTAGTACAAACTTCAATTGCTTTGGAACGCTTACCGAAAATACTGTAAGCACGAATGATGTGGACAAGACGACGAGTGGAAATGATCTCATCAACACCACCTTCTTTGAAGGTACGACGGATCTGGTCTGCCCAGAAAGCAAGTTTCTGACAGAACTCGGAGTCATCGATACCCAGTTCAGAACAGACACCCTCAAGGATACGCTGTTCAATGGTAGGAGTCGGATACGCTTGCTCAAAGGTGAGAGCAAAACGCTCAAGGAATGCTTCGTTCAGCACGTTGGTGCCGATGAAGCGACCGTCATCAGAACCCTTACCCTTGGTGTTGGCAGTGGCAACGATGGTGAACCCAGGAGCGGGTTGGACGTAACGACCAGTCTTCTTCAGGAAGATACCTTTACCTTCCAGGATGCTCTGCAGACACAGGATCTTGTTAGAGGCAAGATCGATTTCGTCTAGAAGCAGCACAGCTCCCCTCTCCAAAGCATCGATGACTGGTCCGTTATGCCAAACAGTGTTGCCATCAACAAGACGGAAACCACCAATAAGATCATCCTCGTCGGTTTCAATGGTGATGTTTACACGAATGATCTCTCTATTTAGAACAGCACATGCTTGTTCGACAGAAAGAGTTTTGCCGTTACCTGACATACCAGTGATGAACACAGGGTAGAAGATACGAGAGTTGATGATCTTCTTCACGTCAGAAAAGTTTCCGAACGGGACAAAGGTGTCATCCTTTTGAGGAACAAGATTGAGTTGTTCCTGAGCAGGGACAGCAGCAGGTGCCTGGTAGGTCTGCTCCAGTTGTTCAGCAGTCAAAGACCAGCGACCATGACCGACCTTGTATTGCTCAAGACGCTTGCAGATGGTGGGGTAGGAAACACCCTCACGCTCTGCTGCAGCACGAACTGCATCAGCACCAAAGTCATTGCCATAGTTCTCGGAGAAGAACTTGTGGAGTTGGATCATGTCGATGTTAGAAGTGCGAGGCATAGTTGGTTTTGTGTCGATGTGAATAGTATAAGGGAAGAGTGGAGCAGAGTCAGGGGCAGAGTGGACAGTTAATCAACTGACCAGTTCTGCGAAAGAAGACAGGATCTTCTTGTTCGTTCGCTTTGTCTTCATCATTGCACGGAATGCTTTGGCAACATCCTTATCAGATGCTTCTTCGTTCACAGTGAACTCAGCATTCTCTTCGAGTTTAGCATGAGACATGGCATACAAACTGTCATAACCGAGACTATTAATTTCATATGATTTGTTCTTACGCCACAGTTTCATTGCAGCAATGAACTCAGGAGTATCACCGAAACGATGCATGTTCAAAGAACCACGAAGGAGATGACCAAAGTCACTACCAGACAGAATACGGAATCCAATCAGATTGACTTCTGGGAAGCAATCCTTGACGTTCTTGAGAAGAACAGTGGTCACATAACCCTGGTAGGTATCATCGAAGTTCTTGTAGACGTTACCAGTCTTACGACAACGGAGAGCATTGCGAGGACCAACCGTGTTGTTGCCAAGATAGTTGAGGTCACTGTTGTACTTACGAGACAGGTCAACTTTATATGAGATGCCTGCACTTTCACCATCAGACAAGATTACAGCATTGACTTTCTCAACACCATACTTCTTTTTGAACTGGGGAATGATCTCGTGAAGACAGATGACTGCCTCGTTAAGAGGAGTCCCAGACAGTTCCAAACCAGAAGGAACGATGAAGTCACTCCAGTTACGACGGTCAGTGTTGTATGCCAGACGATACAGATTACGGCAGTCAATCTCAAACTTCTTAGTGGTGGTGTCGGAAGTCAGCAGGTTGAGAAGACTGAACCTCTTGTGGAGGTCAAGGTGACCATCAACAGGCACACACTTAGGAGCAACAGGTTCTTCAGGATCAACCTCATCGTCATCGTTCCACAGGATGGAATCGTGCCACTCGTACGTAAAAGCGTACACGTCAAAAGGAATCTGAACCTTACGGCAGAACCACGCCAGATTGAGAAGTTGCTCAACTGTAGGTTGCATACAGCTGCTCATCGAACCAGACCAGTCAAGAATGAAGATCAACCCGTGGTTTTTACCCTCAGGGATAACAGACACTTTCTTGAAAAGGTCGTCATTGTACTTATAAGTATGTAGCATTTTGGTGTCAAGAACACCAGTTCGTGCAGTAGATGCCCTGGCATATGCAGCAGCAGACTTCCTCATCTCAAATTCTTTGACAAGGTAGTTGACTTCCTTCTG